GTAAAGTCCTGACCTAATCCTTCAGCTAAATCAATACCCATACCAATATAATATTTCTTTACTTCTGCTAAATTAAATAAATCTGGTCGATTTGTAATCCATTTTAAATTATTATATGGTAAACTTAATCTTTTACTCATTGCATCAATTTCGTTATAAATGAATATTTCTTTATTTTCATTCATTTCATCTAATGTCGATTCATCTATTAATAATTTATTACCAGTAATAAAATGTAAATCAAATTCTTGTTTAAATTGATCTTCACCACCTATTAATTTTGTTTGTTCTTCTTTCCAATTTGTAATTAAAAATAATTCATTTAATGGTACATTTTTATATAATTTTTTCCGAATTGATGTGATATGTGTTTCTTCATCTCCTGCATTATATTTAATTAAATGAATATTATTATCCATATCCTTTTTTAAATATATTTCATAATTAAACTCCTTTTTTAAATATTCAATTATATCATTTTCATTAAATCCGAATTTTAATATAATTGGTAAATTTGGATATAATTTAGTGTCTTTTCGACCTTTAACTTGATACCAATATACACGCTTTGCTACATATTGATTTTTTAAAGGATCACCAAATTCCCTTTCTGCATCAGTTAACAATTTATGAAACAAATTGAATCCTTCTGGCGTTGATGTTATAATAATTCTAGAGTTTTCAATTGATGATACTGTTGGAACAGCAGCGCCATAATATGGTTCTATTATGTTTGCAGGTACTTTCGCAAATTCATCAAAATATAATAAATCTATTGCAAATCCAATTGCAGGCGTTTTAGTCCTTGCAGATGATTTGATTCTTGAACCATTTTCTAATGAAATTGATCGTTGATTCCAATTCAATACTCCCTTCTTTAAAAAAAATGGTAAATGTGTGTATATAGATTTAATTTTATCTATAATTTCAATTACTGTTGTTGATACATTACCTACAACCATTACAGATTTATCATTCGAAAACAATATAAAATGTAAAATTACAATTGCTGCCGATACAGTATTATGTGATAAAATGTTGTTGGTATATAAAGATGGTTCAGGTCCATCTATCGTTAAATCAAACATTGAAATTTTACCATATACTTTTTTAACCTCTTTAACTTTACTAAGTCCATTTTTTGTAATGATATAATCCTCTAATGTTAAATCTTTGACAAATTTTGCAATATGATCTTGACAATAAACTATATGATTATCCGCACATTCTAAATAATTTCCATTTTCTAATATTAACTCCCATCTCTCCATTGGCGAAGTCCTGTTTATCTCAGAAACTGGTGTATAACCATAATCACTTTCAACACTTTTATTATTTAAAGGTAGTATATCTATTATTTTGTTTAAAGGATTATCTGAGTCTAAATTGTGATTTTTTAATTCTATTTTTTCTATTAATTGAATTAAAAATATTATTATATTCTTTAAATATCTTTTCAAAATTATACCTATTTTTTAAGCTATATATTAAAAAACACAATACTCTAATTTAAATGATATTTTTTATTAATATATAACTTAAAAATAATTTTATAAAATGAGAAAAATAAAAAAATTTAATCAATATTTAAAAGAAGAATATAATATAAAAGATCAATTCGATAATGTATCAAAAATGAAAATGTTTGAGATAGAAGTATTAAATAATGACAATGAAAAAGAATATATAATTTGTAAAATCAAATTATTAAATAATAAATTAATAGCTGAACGAAATCCTGTTAGTACAGAAGAAGAATATTCTGATAATATTGCAACAACTGAAATAGAAATAGATGAATTTTTTACTTTAGATGAAAATTTAAATATGTTATATGATAAAATTATAGAAGATATTAATAATGGTGATTTATATGAAATTCCGTAAATAAATAAAATAAATAAAAAATGACGAAAAATAAATAATTGAATTTTTCGTCTTTTTTTTATTTTTATAAAACAAGCAAAACACACAAGTCTTTAGCTAATGTGTTGTTCATCTTTAATCTCATTATAATTATTTAATATTTCATAAAATAATTCTTGACTAATTTTTGAATATACACATTTAAGATTGCCATTTTTTAATAAACTTTCTTGTCATTTAGCTTGTCTATCGATATATATATTTCTTCCTTTTTTTTCACCATATTTTGTAATGCAACTTTCTAAAGTAAATGTCGTTTGTCTATCTTTTAATATTTTTTTCTGATGTTTCTTCATCATATCCCTGTTCTAAATAATATTCAATCCTTGTAGTGTAATTGCGTTTCTTTGCAACAGATTTTATAAATTCTTGACGTTCATTTTCATTATTATAATTTTTAAAATCTTTTGAAAATGGACTTCTTTCTTTTCGTTGTTTATCCGTAGTTTTTGATCTATGATTTGGATTTTTTTCGCCAATAATTTTATCTGAAAACATTTTTTTATATTTTTCTTGTTTCATATGTAATCCAGAATTTTTAGATGTTCTTTCTTTATCTTTTTTCGTTGTTAATAATGCACCTGGAAATCTTTCCTTATATTCCTGACTAGTTATATTATGTGACTGTAAATGTTTACCATAAAGTCTGCTAGAACGTTTGTCACAAATTTTACATATTACATAATCTATTCCTTCAATTTCTTTAATTTTTTCCATAATTTAAATTTTTTTATCTATATATTAAAAAATTATGGCAACTCGACAAAAAAAAATCATTTTTATTTAAAATTTCATATATAATCTATATAAAAATAATTTTGTTTTTTCTAAAAATATAAGTTTCCTTTTTAACCTAATTACGCTATAATAAAGCTCAAAAAATGGTACTTTAAATTTCTTATTTGATTTTTCATCTAACACTAACACATTGGTACTGAACGAGTTGCATTTTCCCGTCTGCCTACTTGCCATTAATATTGAGTATCTATTTTTGGTATAAAGGTCGATAATTTCTGACTGGTAATCTCTCAATTTCATATTATCTATTGTACCATCTTCAAGTTTAATTTTAGCATATTTTTCAGCAAAATAATGTATTGACAATTTACATTTGGCATATTCATCAACTTCGTCATTGCTCATAGCGTATGATAACCCAGCTTTTCTAACACCTGTAATATTTTTAAACCACAATTTTTCATCTCTATGAAGTGGTAGACCCATATTTTCTTTTTCTGTAATTTCATTAACTTTTTCTGCGGTTAAAATTCTAGTATTATCTATTTTTTCTTTAGAGATTTTAGTCATAAATAATTGTCTTTTTTATTTATATATTAAATTAATTGTAATTCAAAATTTTTAAACAAATGACATATAAAATGATATAAATAATTAAAAATAAATATAATAATGATTAAAACCAATATAGTCATTGATGGTTCATATTTACTATATAAGAGTGTATTTATGTTAAAAAAGACTAAAACCATTGATTTAGATTTAGAAAATTTATTACATATAGAATTAAATAAATTAATAAGATCATATGATTATGATAACATATATTTTGTTTCTGATATGGGTAGTAGTTGGAGGAAAGAGATATTTCAAACATATAAGCAGGATAGAAAAAAGGATGAGAGTATAGATTGGAAAACAAACATAAACAAATATGAATTTCCAAAAATTGAGGGTGATGATATAATTGCATTTATAGTTAATAAAAGTAATGAATTAGGATATTCAAATATAATTATTGGTAATGATAAAGATTTGCATCAATTAATAAAATTTGATATAAATAAAAAATATATTAATATTTTATGGAATTATAAAATGTCTGATGGAAGGGTATATTTTCCAGAGAATTATCAAATATTTTTTAATTCTATTAAAAATGAAGAATCAGCAGAAATTGATTTATTTGATGAGGATTATTTTGATGCTGATTTTATAGAATTTTTAAATGGTTTGATTAATCAAACAAAATTAACTGAAATAAATAATGAAGAATCGCTATTTATAAAAATTATACATGGTGATAATTCTGATAAAATTCCTAGCATATATAAAAAGAATAATAGGGGAATTGGAGAAACAGGAGCAAAAAAGATATATAAATTATATAAAGAAATTTATCCAGATAAAATTGAATTTAATAATGATGATTTTTTAATGAGAGTTGTTGAAATAGTGTCCTATGATAAAAAATTGGAAGATTTGACTGAACAGAAAGTTATATTTTTAAATGCGAAAGATAATAGGAAATTAATTAAATTAGATAAAGAATATATGCCAACTCATTTAAATAATATGTTAGTTAATTTTGTTAAGATAGATTAATTTTTCTTAAATTTATATTATATTTTTCTTTAAATAATTTTATGCTATATTCGTCAAACAAATATTCAATTTTTCCATCTATATTAATAGATGATAAATTAATATGATCATCATTTATTAAGTTTATCATTTCATTATAAAAGATAACATTTTTAAAAACCTGATCAAATTCTGTTCTATCTAATTTTTCAGAACCTAATTGATTTAATTTTTTTTGTGTTTTTTGCAATAATAAATTTAAAAATTCATTAAGAGATACATTATATTTTTTAAAATTATTTTTAAATGTTGTATTAGATTGTATATTTTCAATGCAAGTTTGACAATATTCTATTACTTGATCATCATATTTACCGCCATTAATTTTAATAAAATCTCTAACTGTCATAATTGTATATTTATATTTAAATATTATTTATATTTATTATATATTTTTAAAAAAGTTTAAAAACAATCAAAATGAATTATTGTAAAAAAGAATATGAAAATAGATTTAAATATTATTAAAAATTTAATTATAAAACGAAATGAAAATTTGTCATATTTAAAAAAGAATGATATGCTAGATTTAATTTTGAAAAAGAACATGAATTCAATAAATCAATCATATGTTCAATCATCATATTCGTACAATACATCATTGATACAAGATTATAATAAAATAGATTTGATGTACATGGAAATAATTAAAAATATCGAAGTTGAAATTATTAAAAATGCTCTATTACAAACAAATGATATAAGTAAAACTTGGTTTTCTTTTAATCATAATGATTTCATTGCTAATAATATATTAAAAAGTATAATTCTACAAATAGCAAAACAAAACTTCATTTATAAATATATTTTTATACCACAAAAAGTTAAAAGTATATTTATATTGACAGAATCATTTAACATATTAGAAATGTCTAAAAATAAAGATAAGACACAATTAACTTTAAATGATTTTTTACCAATGAATCTTAAAGATAATCAATATAATAATCAAATTCACACATTAAATAATATAGATAATATTTTTTTAGTAAAAAATGAATTGTTTGATGTATCACAATTGCATACATTTATGTCCGTAAATGATACTTCTATTTCACACATAATTTCACACATAATTCAAACACAAGTAAATTTATATCCAAATTATATACACATGATTAAATTGAATGAAAATGAAAAATTAATAGATCAACATATGCGATTAAAAAAAATTAAAATGAAAAATTAATATATAATTAAAAATAAAAGATGATAATGAAAAAATTTACATCAACGGATAATATAAAAAATGAAAAATATATACGTGGAGATATTCGGAATGAAATTTTGAAGATAATTGAAAATAATATAAATGACACTAATGTAATTGGTAAAGATATTTTAGTTGAACAATTTTTAAAAATCTTAAAAACAAAATTAATAGATTCGGAAATTTTAATATTAGAAAATGTATTAAAAAATCCAAACATTTTAAAAAGTTTTGATAATGTAATTGAGGAATTGTCGGAAACCGATTATGAAAAATATTTAAATGAAATTAATAAAGATAAGAATTTAGTTGATGAATATAAAAATATAATTGATGTTAATGAAGATAAAAATTATGCAATTTCATTATTAAATAAAGGTGAATTAGGTTCTTTTTTACGAGAATATGATCCCTTAAATTTTTCTTACAAATTTAAAAATTGGAAAAATGAAAAAATAAAGAATTAGAATGAAATATATAAAACTATTTGAAGAACATATACACGAAACATATTTATATTATGTTGTATCATTGGATTATAATCCTGATGAACTATATGTTGTATGTGAAGTAAATGAAAATTTAATAGAAGATTTTGAAAATATGTTGGATCATTATTCAGATATAACTATTTTTTCATATGATATTATTTCTTCTAAATTAAAAGATTTAGAAGATTATTTAAAAGAGAATCAAATCGAACCATTAAAATTTTATACAATAGATGTTGAGGCTGAAATAGAATCATCTATAAATGATATAGCACATGATTTTAAAAATTTTAATAAAAAATAAAAAATAAGTATATGCAAAAGTTTTCAAATCCTATAAAAGAAGAAAATATATTATTAGAAACAATTAATCGTGAATTATCTATTATCGTTGATGATCCAGATAAATATTTTAATGAAGACATGGAAATAACTGGTAAAAATACATTGATTCAAGAAATTAATGATTTTTTTCAAAAACAAATAGATATTAAAACAAATGAAATTTTGAATGATTTAAAATCTAAATCCATTAATTTTATAAATGAAAAATACATAGATAATAGAATTAAAAAATTAAAACAATTGAAAAATGAAAATAAAAAAGTTTAATGAATCTACAATCAATGAGTCTATAATCAATAATAAAGCAAAAAAATTGATTGATGAAATTGAAACCGAAATAGACAATAAGATAATTGATAGTTATCCTGAAAAAATGTTTCATGAAATCCCACCTGAAATTAAAACTAAATTAACAGATATTTTAGAAGAATACTTAAAATATGTTCTTATTAATTCATATGAACCAGATCCATGGTAAAATTTATTTAAAAAATTCTTCAAACATTTTATCTTTAGGTGGTAAAATGTTTGAAGAATTTTTTAAATAAATTTTACCATGGATCTGGTTCATATGAATTAATAAGAACATATTTTAAGTATTCTTCTAAAATATGAACCAGATCCATG